AAAAACTTACAACAAATGTCAAAACAAGTAAATGAAATTCTTGCCCAAGGCTTTACCAAAATCGGTGAGGGAGACGGATCTGGATTCGATAACACACAGGATGTATCACTTAAAGAAGTGGATAGATGGTTATATGAACAAGTCGAGCATGCAGTATACCATGTTCCAAGAAGTGAATTTCGATATGTGTCACACCAATTATACAAGACAATGATAGTGCAGTATATAGAAAATAAAAAGAAGAAGAATTTATTTGAATATGATATATTAGGGTCTGTGTTTTCAGGAGATTGTGACACAACACTATGCAATACAATCAGAATGGCATTGTACAATATTTATGTAAACGTAAAAGCAGGATTAGAATATGACAAAGATTTCAAGGTATTCTCAAAAGGTGACGACTTCACTGTATTTTACAAACCATATGTGTCAGATAGATTAATAAGAAAAGCTTATGATTTATATTTCATTAATAAAGAAAATGTTACAGGAGAAATACAGACGTATGGTTTAGGACAAATATTAAAATTTTTAACAATAGGTGACCCTAATACACTCAGTTTCTGTTCTTTAAGAGCCTTATACACAGATGCATCAGAATCAAAAATAATATTAGTTAGAGATTACAGAAAATTTTTAAGCATAACAAGGTACGCAAGAAAAATAAAAGCAATACAAGGTATAAAAAGAGTGGCTTATCTACAGCAGCAGGCAATAGCTTTAAGATCATCATACAAAGGAATAAAAATCTTTGAAACCATGGCTGAGTGTTTTGACCAGGCAGCAAAGGCATATGCAGAATACCTATCCAAGAATAAAGGGAATAAATATGGAAAAACAATGGAACATGTATACCAACATGCATTAAAATTTGTGGATAAGATCGTTTATATGTCAAGGGAACAATTTGCTAAAGACGCAGAAGTACAAGAAAATTATATAGAAAAAATATTTTATGATATAGGATCGTATAAACATTGGTTCAAAATACAAGGAGACTATTGGGAAACAATGAAGAAATTACAAGAAAAATGTTCGTATAAACTGACACAGCAAGAGTATGATTATATAAATCAGCAAATAGAAGATGAAATTTCCCTCGAATACTTCAAATCTAGCATGGGGCTGAAAAATTTTTAAGCTATGAGTAAACCTACTACTAAAATTAACAACAAACTTAATAACATCAACAATAAATTAAATTCAGTAAATAAGAAATTAAAAAGAAAAACTTTCAGAAAGAGAAACACCAGACCAAGAATGCGAAGGAGAAAATTCATACCAGCTGCAAATTTGAAAAATATGAATAGAGACTTTAAAATATTATATCAAGATGGAACTACAGTAAAAGTGACAGGGAGAGATTTAGTATATCAAATACCAAGTGATCTAACAGATCAAGAAGGAACCGGAGTTATAACAGTAATACCTGCAAACCCCTGTTATTGGTTAGGAACACGTATTGCAGCTTTGGCACAAGGATACCAGAATTACAGACCATTAGATATGAAATTTACATACATACCTCAATGTGCAGTCACACAACAAGGTAATGTCATTGCAGGGACATTATGGAATCAAGCTCCATCCTCAGTAAACCTACAGCAATCACTCAGAACTTCAAATGGAGGTATGTTATCACAGTGCTATAAAGGATTTACTTCAACAGTGCGATTAAAATCCAATTTACAATACAATTTGTATAAAACAGCGGGAACTTTTGAC